TCCACGTGAAGCAGAAGAAGATAAAGTGTTTTGGGAAATCTTTGACGAATTTAAAGAGTTTGTTACTGACAAAACTAACTGCACTGTATTGCACAATCCTGTGCTAGAAGCAGATGATCTTATTGCAGGTTGGGTACAATCTCATCCAGATGATGATCATGTTATTATCAGCACTGACGGTGACTTTGCACAACTTATTGCACCTAACGTAAAACAATACAATGGGGTAAGTAATACGACTATTACAGTAGAAGGATATTTTGATGACAAAGGCAAGCCCGTGTGCGATAAGAAGACAGGAGAACCTAAGCCTGCTCCACAACCTGAATACATGTTGTTTGAAAAGTGTATGCGTGGCGACACTAGTGACAATGTGTTTAGCGCCTATCCAGGTGTTAGAAAAAAAGGTACAAAAAACAAAGTAGGTTTACAAGAAGCCTTTGCAGACAAAGATAATAAAGGCTACAACTGGAATAATATGATGCTACAGCGTTGGGTAGATCATGAAGGTGTAGAACATCGTGTATTAGATGATTACACACGCAATGTTACATTATGTGATCTTACAGCACAGCCAGATGATATTAGACAAGAAATAAATAAAACTATCCAAGCAGCAGAAAGCAAAAACATTTCGCAAGTAGGTATGCGATTAATGAAGTTTTGTGCTCGCTGGGATCTTCAACGTGTTGCAGATAATGCTGCACAATATGCCGAACCATTACAAGCGAGATATATTCAATGAATGCTAAAGAAATATTAAAAGATAAATTTTGGATTGTAGAAGATCAAGGAGTACGTATAGGCACTCTAAGTAAAAATGATGATTCATTTGTATATAGCGATAAAGCACAGGTCAAATTATACAATAGTGAAAAACAGTTAAAAAAACAATTTGGTGCAAACTTTTTAGTAGCAAATATTGTTGACAATGAAAAAAACTTAGATGTACATGGGTATCCTACCCGAACAACGCCTTATAATAGTATGTATGATATTAAACGTAAATTACCATTATTTACAAAAAGTGAGAAATCTAAAAGTATATATTGTGCAGGATTTTATTTGATTAAATTTAATGTTAATTGGTTAAAAAGTTTTTGTCCCAAACTAATTACTGTAGAACGTAATAACTATATGGGTCCGTATAAGACTGAATTTGAAATGAAAGCAGCACTAGCCCATGTCAACCGATCCAATTAATACAATGCCAATACAAACATTTATCCAGCAAGTACAAAATGCGGATAATAGTAGGGCAAGAGAAGTAAAATTAGATATTATAGCAGCAAAGAATTTAGCATTTACATTAGGTGTAATAATGGGTAGGCTCGAGGGCGACTTAGAAAAATTTGTTAAAGAAAATGCATCTAATAATAATGGCGATGATACAATAAATATTAATATGGATTCAGGAAACTGGTAGTAAACTGGTAATATAATGATAAATATATGCGTAGTTTATATTAAAGGATACGCATATGAGTAGGCCAAAACCCACAGTATTATTAGAATTTACAAACAAAAATACATATAAATGCGAGCAAATACTAGAAGCAGATGCGATATATGCTGTATTTTATCAAGGTGCACCATTCAATTTAAAAAGTTCAAATGCACTAACAAATTATCCTGGCCCTAAATATAAGAAAACAAGTTTTTCAAATCCAGGTCATGCACACAATCTATCAAAAAAGTTAAATGATATGTTCAACACAAATGATTTCTGTGTGTACAAATTAACGCAAGGCGAAGTTCAGGCTTATAATGTCTAACAAACTTGTTTTTACTAGGTTATTTTTAAAAGAATTAGGAAAAACCTATAACGATCTAAGTGTTAAAGAACATATGCCGTTATGGTGGTTTAACACTAGAGAAAAAGAAATAGGCGGATTGCGTCTTACAGAAGAAGGATTTGACGTTGTAAACAAAATTGGTCTTGCAACTTATGATATTCCTTATCCTAGAGAAATGCCGCTTACAACACAAATTATAATACATCTTGACAAATTTATCGATTGTCCTTATTACCTTACAAATAGAAGCATTACGGTCACAAATGAACGCAAAGCAGTTGAACTTGGATTGTTTAGTGGAGATTTACGCAAGTACGGACTCACTAAAGCAATGAATAGATCAAATAAAAATGAAGAAAAAGGTTGACCTTTTAATTTTTTGTGCTATATTAATTATATAGGGCAACATAGAGGGTAATACAATGTTTACATACTGCGATGATATTATTTCCGATCTTTACAAAGACGTATATGGTGTACGTCCTCGTGAGGCATTTTATGCTGATTGGAATAACTGTACTCCTGCTGAGAAGCAGAAGACTTGGGATGAGTATTGCGATACTCTTGAGCAGCAAATCGCTGAGCAGAAAATCCGTGAAGCAACTTGTGTAGAACGTTTTGAAGATCGTATCAAAGACGTCATCGGTCTTGGTGCAGGTGATCGTACAACTGCACTACGTTGGATTGCACAACAAGAAACTTTCTATCACATTCAAGATGTTGAGCATTTTGTTTGGGAACAAGGTATCTTGTTTACTGATTACGGCAAGGCACTTGTAAAAGAACTTGCATCAATTGTCACATATAAAGAGGTTGACGTGTACTAAAAAATACGCTAAACTAAATTTAGGCACTGATTAGAAAGGAATACAAATGTCAGATATTAGAACAGTTTCACCCAATAAAGCAAAAACTAGTATACGTCATGCTTTAAAGAAAAAACGTCCTGTGTTTTTGTGGGGACCTCCAGGTATCGGTAAATCCGATATTGTAGCACAGGTTACAAACGAGTTTTCAAACTCGCATCTAATTGATATCCGTTTATCTCTTTGGGAACCAACGGATATTAAAGGCATTCCATACTTTGATTCTACACAAGGTAAAATGGTATGGGGTGCTCCATCAGAACTGCCAGACGAAAAAATGGCAGCACAATACGACAATATTGTTGTATTCTTTGACGAAATGAATTCGGCTGCACCTGCTGTACAAGCGGCTGCATATCAGTTGATTCTAAATCGTCGAGTAGGTCAATATAAACTTCCTGATAATGTAATGATTGTTGCAGCAGGTAACCGCGAAGCAGATAAAGGTGTAACATTCCGTATGCCTGCTCCGTTGGCTAACCGCTTTATACACTTAGAACTTGCAGTCAACTTTGACGATTGGTTTCAGTGGGCTGTACACAACAATCAACACAAGGATGTTGTAGGTTACTTGCAGTTTGCTAAACAGGATCTTTATGATTTTGATCCAAAGTCAGCAAGCCGTTCATTTGCAACACCTCGTTCATGGTCATTTGTATCAGAATTGTTAGAAGATGATATTGACGAACTTACTACTACTGATCTTGTTGCAGGTAGTGTTGGAGAAGGTTTGGCTGTCAAGTTTATGGCGCACCGAAAAGTTGCGTCCGAAATGCCTAATCCAAGTGATGTACTTTCGGGTAAAGTTAAAGAGTTACGGACTAAAGAAATCAGTGCCATGTATTCCTTAACTGTATCTCTTTGCTATGAACTAAAAGAAGCATCAGATTCTAACAGTAAAAAATTCAATTCCATGGTTAATAACTTTTTACGGTTTGCTATGGATAATTTTGATACTGAACTAGTTGTAATGGGTATCAAACTTGCCCTTACACAATATTCGTTGCCAATTGATCCGGATGAAGTCGAGTGTTTTGACGACTTTCATGATCGTTATGGTAAGTATATTACCGCGGCACAGGCAGTATAAGTAGTAAATAATGGGCAGTTTAGGCTGCCCATTATTCTATTTAAGGTTGACATAAAAGTTAAATATGTTATATTATTAATAGGCACTGATAAAGAGGTACAAAATGTCATATCCATTTGGTAGTAATAGTTTTAAAGTTGCTATGGCAGTAAAAGATAGTCAAACAAAACTTAAACATTGGGAACCAGATCCAAACATTACACCTGAACAACTCGATATAATGCGTGAAGAAGTAAAAGAACGCATTATTATTGCTCGTGTAGGCTTATTATTACGTCACCCATTCTTTGGTAACATGGCTACACGTTTGAAAATTCAGGCAGCAGATGAATGGCTTATGACTGCCGCTGTAGACGGACGTAATTTATATTTTAATACACAATTCTTTAATGCAATGAATAACAAAGAAATCGAATTTGTTATTGCACACGAGATCTTACACTGTGTATTTGATCACTTAGGTCGCCGTGAAGATCGCAATCCGATGCTGTATAATATTGCTGCCGATTACATTGTTAATAATCTACTAGTGCGTGATCGTATTGGTGAAAAACCTAGTATTGTAGATTGCTATCAAGACTTTAAATACGAAGGCTGGACTTCAGAAGAAGTTTATAAAGCATTGTTTGATGAAGCAAAGAAAAATGGTGAAGAATTTTTAGAACAATTAGGCGAAATGCTAGATGAGCATTTGGACTTAGAAGGTGATGGCACCGAAGAAGATAACAAAGACGGTAAAGGCCGTCCTAAATATAGTAAAGGCGAACTTGATCAGATAAAAGACGAAATTAAAGAAGCAATGATTAATAGTGCTCAAACTGCTGGTGCAGGCAATGTTCCTGGTGGTGTGCAACGTCTTATTAAAGAATTAACAGAACCTAAAATGAATTGGCGTGAATTGTTACGTCAACAGATTCAAAGTACTATCAAAAGCGATTATACATTTAGTCGTCCTTCACGCAAAGGCTGGCACACAGGTGCTATTTTACCAGGTATGAACTTTATGGATACTATTGATATTTGTATTTCAATCGATATGAGTGGTTCAATTGGCAATGATCAGGCAAAAGACTTTTTAGGCGAAATTAAAGGCATTATGGATGAATACAAAGATTACCGTATTAAATTGTGGTGCTTTGACACTTCTGTATACAACGAACAGGATTTTAGTGCAGACGGTGGCGAAGATTTAACAGATTATGAAATCTTAGGCGGTGGCGGCACTGACTTTATGGTTAACTGGACATACATGAAAGACAACGATATTCAACCAAAAAAATTCATTATGTTCACAGATGGATATGCTTGGGACTCATGGGGCGATCCAGAATGGTGTGAGACTATTTTTATTATTCATAGTAACCATAATAAAAACTTAGAATCACCATTTGGTATTACTGCTCATTACGAGGAGGCTGCGTGAACAAAAAAACAAATCCACTAGATATATTAAATGCTAGAAAAGTAGGATTTTGTTCACCGTTGTTTACAACAGTGGACATATCCTTAACTTACAACTTAGAATTTTCTATTGACGAATGGATAAAAGACAAATGTTCTGGAAGGTATTTTATAGGAAAGAACGTTAAACTAGATCAATCCAATAATATAAAAGAAGTCTATACTGTTGGATTTGAAAAAGAAAAAGAACTAAGTTACTTTATGTTGGCTTGTCCACATTTGAAGTATCAATAATCATCATATACATATATAATAATACAAGGAGTACAAAGTGATGGAAAATAAACAACCTGATTCAAATAACGAATTAACAATTCAAGATTTGGCTTTGGTTAGAGCAGTTATCGAAACTGCAACCGATCGTGGCACATTCAAAGCAAATGAACTTGCAAGTGTAGGTGCATTATACAATAAACTTGATGTATTTTTAAAACAAGTTGAAGAACAAGCAAAGGCGGCAAAAGAAGGTGCTCAAGCAGCACAGCCTGAAGCCGCACCCGAAGAAACGGAGTAAATTATGGCATTAAAACATGTAGGAAGAGTAGTAGGAAATAGGCGTAAGGTTATTGTTGCTTATCGTGTTATTCCTGGTGATCCCGATTATTGTTTAGTAGTACAAACTGAAAATTTAGATTCAGGCGAGCATGATGCATTACTAAGAGAAGTAGAAAGTGCATCAGGCCAAGACGCATACGAATTTGCAGAAGCAATGGCAAGAGCATATCTACCTGATGGTAGAAATATGTTAGCAGGATTCAATGCAACTGGTAAACTAAACAAAGTTGCAACTAGTAGTATCGAAATGATTCCTAACCCTAATACAACAATAAATCTAGCAGAACTTAATAAAGTCATTGCAGAACAGCAAGGTGTAACGGTTGCAGATTTAGCGTTAAAAGGATCTGACGGCAAAACTGTACAACCACCAACAGAAACAACTGAGCCAGCAGTTGATCCAGTGGCGACATATACCTCAGACAAACCTGCTACAGATGGTGTGCTCGATGATGAAACACTAGCAGCACAGTATAGGTCACAAGCAGATGCTTTGTTTAAAGAAGCAAAAGCATTAAGAGAACAAGCAGAAGAACTTGTTCCTACTAAAAGAAAAGCGAAAACAAAAGAAACCAGTGACGCATAAAAATAAAGATTATTGGGAGGAAATTTTTGATTCGATTGACATGGATTACCTCCCATTAGAATATATTAACACAGTGGTTGTAAAATTTAAAGATGGAAAAGTTTGGGAAATAGATATTGATACATCTAAACACAAACATGATCCACAAACCAGCATAGAGGAAACTCTTGCTGAATTTTTTGAAACTTACGAACAAGATATTACTGATATTGATTTTAAGTTAGACACCGAGCGTTTAAAAAAGGATATCGGAAGGCGTACTCGGAGATTCCTAAAACTAAATAAATGATGTTAAAAACATTAGATTTAAACATTGATTATAATAAACTTTTAGAAGATTATCAAAAGTTAGATGTTGATACTCTTCTTTGGCATCCTAATAAATTAAAACAAATATCCATACAATGTAGAAAAGAAACTTCTGATGAAGATCAACTGTATGAAAGTTGCGGTAGTTTAACATTTGATTGGAAAGATTATGATAACACAGGTAAACTTCCTTTAAGGAAAGAAAACTTTAGTGAAAAAGATTTTAATATAACATGTGATTATTTTAAAAATACATATTTTGAATATGTTATAAATGAAATATCTAAGCACTATAATGTATATCGTGGAAGATTTTTACTTTCACAACACAAAACATGCTTAACTTACCATAAAGATCCTTCACCAAGATTACATATACCAATATATACCAACGAAGATTGCATGATGATCATTGAGGATAAAGTTGTAAGATTGCCATTTGGCAATACATATGTCGTAGACACAAGATTAAAACATACTGCTTTAAATGCCAGTAAACACAAGCGAACACACCTAGTTTTCTGTATAGATAAATTTTAATTTCCTGATAAGGTGATAAATATATAAAACATTACCTAGGAGACATTTACCATGGCATTGCGACTTAGACGCGGTACGAATACTCAAAGAACAGACATTACACCTGCAGAAGGTGAATTAATTTACGTTACAGACCATACTACAGCAGGTGTATCACCTTTATGGATCGGAGACGGCACAACAGTAGGCGGTACAGAAGTATCATCTAGCGGAGGTGGCGGAGGTGGCGGTATCACAGATATTGTCAATGACACTACACCCCAACTAGGTGGCAATTTAGATGTAAATGGCAACGATATCACAGGAACTGGTGATATTAGTATTACAGGTGATATTACAGCAGTAAGCGGAACAGTAAGTGCAAATACTTTCACAGGTAACTTAACTGGTAATGTAACTGGTAATGTAACAGGCGATGTGGCTGGAAGTGTGGTAGGTCCAGTTACAGGTAATGTAACAGGTAATGTAACAGGTGATTTGACAGGTGATGTAGTTGGTAACTTAACTGGTGATGTCACAGGTGATGTAACAGGAAACTTAACTGGTAATATTAACGCAACAGGTAGTTTAGTAGGCGACTTAGTTGGTAGTGTTTTTGCAGATGATAGCACTACACTAATAGACGGAATAGATGCAAAAGTTGCAGGAGACTTTATTGGAGGCAATATTACTATTCCAGACGGTGGCTTAAAATTCAATTATGCTAACAGTGCAGATCCTTATGCAGAAGTTAGTTTTAGTGGTTTGTTAGACAAAAGAATGCAATTAGAACTTGTTAGAAAACTTTCCGGTGGTACTATTGCTGATAGCGAAACATTAGTACAAATTGAACATATTGCAGATGATACCACTGGGTATAATCGAATTCTTAGACAATACACACTAAAATCTGGTACATATTGGTATCATAACTCTGCTGGAACATTTGTAGGGGATGATGTTTTTACACTTTCAGAAGGCGATGTTGGTATTGGTGTTTCTGTACCTACTGAAAAATTACATGTAGCAGGAAACGCATTAATCACAGGAGAAGCCACAGCAAGTGCATTCAAAGGAACATTTGTTGCAGATGACAGTACAATACTAGTCGATGGCGTTGCAGGTAATCTTTCACTTGTAAACAATAATATTTCAGACCTAGGCGATGTTGCAACAACGTCACCAAGTGTTAATCAAATTTTAAAATGGGACGGCGCACAATGGGCACCTTCTGCTGATATTAGTTCAAGCGGTAGCCTGTCAGCAACTATAAGCGGTGCTACACAAGCCAATCCAGTTGTGATTACAACAAGTGCCGCTCATGGATTTACAAATAGTTCTAGTGTAACAATAACCGATGTTGTAGGTATGACAGAGTTAAATGGAAATAGTTACTTTGTAAATGTTCTTACAGGCACAACTTTTTCATTATATAGCGATTCTGCATTATCTACATCAGTTGATGGTACTGCATTTACTCCATATGGATCTGCAGGTTCTGCTACACAGGCAGCAGGCACAGATGCAACTACACTAGGAGGATTTGCAGGTAGTTATTATCTTGACTATACAAATGCAACAAACACACCTACAATAAGTGCTTTTGGTTTAACTCTTATCGATGATGTTAATGCAGCAACAGCAAGAACTACACTAGGCTTAGGTACAGCAGCAGAAAGTGCATCGGGAGATTTTGCAACAGCGGCGCAAGGTGCTCTAGCAGCCACAGCAGTACAGCCAGCAGCACTAGGTGCTTTTGAGTTTGCAGGAAGTGCAATTACAACATCTGATAGTTCTAATATCGCTATAGATCAAAATACAACATTTAGCCAAGATGTAACAGTACAAGGTGTTATCACAGGTGACGGTAGTGGAATCACAGGCATTGAAGGACTTTCTTCCAGAGGTGAATTAAGTGGAAGTACAGGTAATATTTCAGATGGTAACAGTGCTGATGTTGATATTACAGGCACACCAGGATATATGCTGTATAAAGTACAAACAGATGCAGCAGCATGGGTAAGAATTTATGTAAGCGATGCAGCAAGAACAGCAGATGCTAGTAGGACAGAAGGGCAAGATCCTGCTCCAGATGCAGGAGTCGTTGCAGAAGTTATTACAACAGGTGCAGAAACAATAGTAATTGCACCAGGTGTAATTGGATTTAATAACGAAAGTCCAGTAACTAATAATGTAGCATGTGCAGTCACAAACAAAAGCGGAGGAGTTGCTAATATCACAGTCACGTTAACTGCGGTTGAATTGGAGGTGTAACATGCCATTGCTTGAATACATAACCCGTAAAGAATATATTGTTACGTTATGGAATCATGACGATTTAGATGACATATACGACGAAATAGAAAGTGCAGGTAAAGCACCCCCTAATACGGATATACGTAGAGCCGTTGAGTGTAAAATGCGTAGACCTAACAGCCGCAATACTCATTATCATTTGACAGCGTGGGAAGCAAGCCATTTACGTAACGATCCTAGAGTAAGAGCAGTTGAACTTGTACCGAGTGAACTAGGAGTTGGTGTTGAAGAATATACAACACAGACAGGTAACTTTGATAAAAGGTCTACACAAAGCAATCAAGACGATAATTGGGGACTTAAAAGAGTACTAGATGGCGAAGCAACCTCAGGATGGGGTAGTGACGGAACTAGTAATCAAAATGATACTATTAAGTTAGGACCTATAGGAAGAAATGTAGATGTTGTAATTTGTGACGGTAACGGATATGAACCAAACCATCCAGAATTCAAAACAAATGCTGACGGCACGGGTGATAGTAGATGTTTATATTATAACTGGTATCAGCATGATCCAGTAGTAAAAGGAACTAGTGCAACAACTTATAGCAATCCAACTGGATCAAGTGCGAGTTATCATGCTATACACGTTATGGGTACAGTAATAGGCAACACACACGGATGGGCTCGTGCAGCAAATGCATATAATTTATATTATTATGCAGGTGATGTAGGAAACACAAACTTTCCATATGTAATGGAATACATAAGAGAATTCCACAAAAATAAAGCAGTAAATCCAGCAACAGGTAGAAAAAATCCTACCATTGTAAACAATAGTTGGGGTATGAGTTTATTCAGTAGTGACTGGAGTTTTAACGATATTACAAAAGTAACATTTCAAGGAACTACATACGAAGCAGGCGGTGGTGGTGTAACTACTTACACAGGAGAAAGTGGATTATATTCTAGTAGTGCATTAGTTTCGGGTGGCTCTTTTACAGCCGATCCAGAAAATTTGACACAAAGACTATCAACAACTGGTGGTACTGAATCATCAACAGGATCATTTACAGGAACTAATCCTGCAGGATGGGAAGAGACAAGTGACTACCAAAGGGCATTATCTACATTTACACAACCAACTGAAGAATATTCTTTACAAATTTTAGGTCCAGTAAATTTTGATGCTATACATAATGTTGCAGCCAGTTCCGAAGTCGGAACTTTGATCTTAAGTGCTGAAATTGAAGTACTATCAAGCGATAGTACACAGGTAGCATATTTTAGTGATGTTACTTTAGCAGGTGCAAATGTTGAAACAAGTATAGACGAAACAATAAATTTGCCTGCAAACGATACTTACACAATATATTATAGAACATTTTCTGATATTAGTGCAGGTACAGCAGACGATTTCTTATGGGCAACAGGTATGAGTGCTACTTTAGAAACAACAATAAGCGGTTCACCTACTGCAACTGTTACAAACATTACTGATACTGCTATATCTTCTGATTTAACAGGCTTAACAGCAAGTACATCACCCGATACAGGCAATAATGACGACGGTAATTGGGAAATCGGATGTCCATGGGATATAAATTATCTAGGAACAAATTATTCTAGTGTGTATATAGGTACAAATATGTACTTGACATTCGGTGCAGGTTCAACAACATGGTCGGGCATAAGTCCGAGCAATCCAGCACTTCCTAAAATTATGGTAGGTGGTGCAGATAATAGTATACAAAGAATATATACAGGCACGTTTAATACTGATGTAGCAAAAACTGGAAATACTTATAACATTGCTGTTACTAATAACGGAACAGGAGACTGGAGCGTAACAAGTGGTACAGATAGGAATGGAAGTGTAAGTGGTAACGATCCTGTTATCACAATTAAAGCAGGTGATACTATAACATTTACAAATAATGCCGGTTCAAGTCATCCATTATACATAAAAACAGCAGCAAGCACAGGTGCAGGAGATCAAGTTAGTGGTGCAACTGGTCAAGGATCTACTGATGGTGGACAAGTAAGTTGGACACCTGCAGGTGGAGATGAAGGAACATATTACTATCAATGTGGATCACATTTAGCAATGAGTGGACAAATTGTCGTAGAAGCAGCAGCAGCCTACTATAGAAAACATAGATTGATTATAGAAGGAAATGCTTCAACAAGCGGCACACTTGGATCGCCTGGTATGAAAATGGAATACACTTTCTATGAAGAAACACCTGCACAAATTGATTTAAATATTGACCAAAACAATAGAAAAACAATCAGTGGTGCTGGTACATTTACAAGTGAGCAATTAAACAGTTGGGGATTCCGCAGCGGCGAACGTTTGCCATATCGAGTAGCAGCATTAGACAGTGACATTGAAGAATTACTCGACGAAGGTGTAATACTTGTAGGTGCTGCTGGTAACGGTGAATGGTATCACGATAAGCCAGGTGGAGTAAATTGGGACAACAGTTTTGAAATGTCGACTAGACGTCCTGGTGAAGTAATTTATTATCATAGAGGAAGTTCTCCTACGCACGTCGATGTTCGACTTAGTGACGGCGAAGGGTATGATAACAATACTATTGTAGTAGGTGCTACCGAAAGTACTGTTACAGAACAAAAAACAGACTTCTCAGATACAGGACCGGGTGTAGATATTTGGGCTCCAGGTAGAAATATTCAAAGTAGTTTCAATCCACAAGGTACCGCTGATAGAAGAGATGCTAATTACGATGTTTACAAAATTTCAGGTACTAGCATGGCATCACCGCAGGTATGTGGAGTTCTTGCTTGTATGTTAGAACTTGAACCTAATATGACACCTGATGAAGCAAAAGAATTTATTCAATTCCATGCTACAAAAGATCAACTATCAAGTGGATCAAGTGGCGGCTTTACTGATACAAGAGATCTTAACGGAGCACCAAACTATCATTTATATTATCCGAGACTAAGAGCAGAAACAGGACAAGCACATCCTATTAGGGCACGAAAAGCAAGACCTGCATCGGGTGCTGTGTATCCTAGAGTTCGCAGAAGATTCAAAGGTTGACATTAGATAATAAATCTAATATAATAATGTATGTTTGAATACACAAAAAATAATCACGTTAAGTGTCATTACACCAATGATCACGACTTTTATTTTACTCATGGTACTGTTACTTCCTATAAATCTTGGCGAGAAGAATGCAAACTAACTGCACAAGAAATTTACGATAAACACGGTGACAATCTTGTACTACTTTTTAGTGGTGGCTTAGATAGTGAAGTAATGCTTCATAGTTTTTTAGCAAATGGTATAAAACCAAAAGTAGTTTTATTTCGATATGAACGAAATTTAAATTTACATGATTTGAATTATGCATTTCGAATCTGCGCTGCAAGGCAAATAAGTCCAATTGTAATAGATATTAATGTAGAAAATTTTTATAAAACAAAACTTATTGATTTTGCTAAACAATCTACATGCAGCAGTCCACAACTTAATCTTTATTATTATCATGCAAATAATCTAGATGGCATACCAGTTTTTGGTGCAGGAGAAAATTATTTAATTAGACAAATAGGCAAAGAACAAGTGTATGATTGCGAAGAAGCAAGAGTAACTTCTATATATAAGTTTTTTAAAAATATTAATCGAGAATGTATTCCTAGTTTTTTTCAATATACGCCAGAAACTATGATAAGTTATTTGCAAAAAGAAAGTGTTTACTCTTGGGTAGAAAATGCAAAAAGATTAGGTTATATAAACACTAAAAAAATTAAAGCAAGTATTATTGCAGAAGACTTTGATGTTGAACCTCGACCTAAATTAACTGGATTTGAATTAATGATGGATCTAGATAATACATACAGAACAAAACTTTTGGAGTTAAATTTAGGTGATAACGGAGAACAACTTATTCCGTTTGAAAAATATATTCCAATGTTTGGCGTAGACTTACTTAGGAAAATAGATTATGCACAAGCATGATTTAATAAAATATATAAATGATAACGAAATATCATTAAACCTACACCGAAGTCACACAAAAATAAACCAAGTTGATAGTAAGGGCTATGGTAGATTCGCAGGTTGCGATATTGCAAAAGATGAAATTATTATGTGGGTAGGCGGTATATGGTTAAAACATAATGAAAAAGAAAAATACACTGAAGATTATTTCCAATATGCAGAAGGAGCATGGGCCTTCCAGGGAGGATTGAAACACTACTTAAATGGCTGTATAAATCACAGTTGTGATCCTAATTGCTATGTCCAAGAAAATATAATAAAGACAATAAAAGATGTTAAAGAAGGGGAAGAACTTACTTTAGATTATGGCGCATTTATATATCATGGTGCAAAAATACTAGATAATTGTAAATGCGGAAGTGACATGTGCAGAGGAACTATCACAGGTAAAGATTGGAAACTGCATAATCTAGTAGAAAAATATCACTATAAAGTAAATGGTGTTATACTTAGAATGTGGCTACAAGATCAGCAAAGTTAATATAATTGTTAACATTGGTAGTAAACATAGGTACAAAGATTAATGTATTATCATGTTGCCTAATAAGATAACCTTTTTTCTGGAGTTGTCTTCTTACATAAATTCCATCCGGAACTTGTATGCCAAACACCAATCCTTTGTTATAATAACTTAAATTTTTACTGTCAAATAAATCTCTAAATTGTTTTTCTAATTTTTTATTATCTTGCACTAAGTCAATACTAGTCGATAACATATTGCAGGCTATTGGGTGGCCGCTCATTGTGTATCCATGAGAAAATACTTTGTTTGTATTTTTTATATAAGTGCCTATTTCTTCGTTTACCAATACTGCACTTAGTGGATACATTCCATTTGTTAAACCTTTACTTGCTATAAGTATATCAGGTCTCCACTTAAAACTATAGTCTGCTCTACCCAATGCTGTTACTGTTTCGTCAAATATAATAACAAAATTATACTTGTTTTTTAATTCAAATAGTTCTTCTAAAACAGATTCGTCAAATTCTATTACACCTTTTGTTATCATTAAAGGCTCAATAATAACTGCACTTGTTTGGTTGTTTACAGCGGATATAAGCGTCTTGTAGCACTCATACACTGATGCTTGGATACTTGTGCCGTGATATCCTTTAGAATATGCTAATACATCGCTTTTATTATTAAAAAATTTGCTAATGTATATGCTTGTGTCAATTGCATCGCTTCCGCTATGTCCAAAGAAAACTTTATTATAGCCAAACCAATTACAAATTTTAGTAGCAGCATTTTCAGCAGATTCCGTACTTGACCAAAAATGTGTAGGGTAAAAATGTATATCATTTTGTGCTAGATCATAACTTTTATTATTGTAACCAAAATTTACATTCCATAATCCACTGTTACAATCAAAATATTGTGTGCCGTTTTTATTAACTACAGTATCGTTCTCACCTTTAACAAATATTTCAGGTGTCTCGAATCTACTATGATTTGTATATGAAAATATTTGCTGCGACATTATATTTTAAGTTTAGACCACGAATTCCTAAATTCGCCTTCTTCGGCTAAAGGATATGCCCATGTAGTATTACTTTCTGCACGTATGTCTAATTGATTATTCAAAACCATGTCTTTGTGATAATTCGAAACCCATTCAATATTTTTTCTATAAACTAAATCAGGTACAATTTGACTTACCAAAACTTTTTTTGCATTTGCATGACTGAGTCCAAAACTACGTAAACGGGGATATGCCCAAAAACTAACATTGTAATCGCTATGTCTTTCAAATTGTGTTGTTGGGTGATCTGCAAGCATGTCTTCCCATTTAAGTGCAATCTGTTTTGCTTGTGGTAAATCTAGTGTTTCATGCTTCCAATAGTAATCTGGATTCCAACGTAATTCGTGAATGCCATATTTGTCTCTGTTATTACTAAATTCGTTACTTGTTCTGTTACCTTCATCGCTTACAAATAAAATTTCATACTGTGCCTTATCAAGATATGGCTGATCTCTTAACCATTCAGCAGTTTGCATTAAACTTTCTTCAGTTTCTCCTACCAATCCAATAATAAAACTTGCTAGTAGAAAAACTTCGTCTCCTGCTGTATCTCTAATCCATTTTATAATATTTTTAATTTTGTCCGGATGTAAACCTTTGCCTGCAATTTTTGCTGCAAGATGATGAAAGGTTTCGACTCCAAGAAACATTCCTCGACAACCCATATCTAACATCATATCTAACATTTCAGGATATTTGTTAAACATGTCTGGTCTTGTATAAGCAATCCATTCTATATCAAAAGGTAAACTTTTAATAACATCATGCATCATTGTAATTTTTTGTATACTATCATTTACTGTATCGTCAGTGAGTTGATATCCAGTTGTGCCAAAATGCTCATAATTGTATAATAATTCTTTCCTGAGTGTATCAGGATCTTTAATTACTGTGCCGCTGTGATCATAAAAACAAAACTTACAACCAAATCTACATCCTTTGGAAATTTCTAGCGGCAACCATTCATTTGGTTGTACACTATCTTGCTTTACCCATTTCGTTTGTGTTACAATTGCACCTTTTCCTGCCAATGCAGGTTCATTTATAAATGTTACACCGTCCTTTTGGACAACTTGCGAAGGATCAATTGTACCATTAAGAAAATCAACTATAGTTCTTTCACTATATCCATGAAACATATAATCTACATGATCTAAAATTGCTTTTGCCATTTTAAAATCTTTTTTCTGTGTAATTTGTTGTTTATAAATAGTGTCTACTAATGCACCGCCTATAATAATTTTTGCATTTGGAGCAATTTCTTTTATTTTTTCAAACCATTCTAAACATTCTTCATGACTAAAATGCCAAAGATTAAAATCTTTTTGTTTAGGGTTAAATGGATTATTTAAAAAAGTTACACTCAATGCTACATATTCAGTATCTGGAGTAACAAGTTGTTCAAACACTTCAAAGAAATTATCTAATTTTGTAAAATAATCTAAAACAACTACATCCATATGAGGACACTTTTCACGTATACTACTTGCGACAGTGTATGGACCCATGTACCTTGTCCAAAAATTGTATTTACTACTTCCTAAATATTTTCCACCTACATAGTTACTATTTTCTATGTTAGACTCAAGGTTTAATTTATCTCCAACAAGCAAATCAAAATCCGCAGTTGTTTTCATATCAGATCTTTCATCTTCCTCAAGAAAATGCTGTCTAAATTTTGTTCCACCGGTGCCTCTAACATCATAGATATCGCTAAGGATAATTATTCTACTCATATTTTTAAATCATTCTTTCTTAAATATTCACTTGCTAATTCATTATAGCGTATTGCGTGTTGTTGTATCCACTTGTGATTGTTTTTATCTGCACTACGTATTTCGTTATGCGTAAATCTTAAATTACTTGCTCTACTGTAACCAAGATAAGATGTCATAATACGCTTTTTCCATGCATTTCCTTGTTGTGCTCGTTCGATAATATTTATCATGTCTAATTTTGACATGTCTCCGTTTTGCCAATCTTCCACATATATGCCATTTGCATTTTTTTCAAGTGTTACTGTGTATCCGTATTTTTTAGGATTACGTTGTATTTTACTAAAATCAATTGTATAAGATTTACTCTCATCATAACTGCCTATAAACAATGGTGTGATTTCCCAAGCATCAAGCCATGGCTGCGTACTAATCCAATCAACTAAATCTATACAAGTTTGTTTTGTTTCTCCCGGAAGGCCTAAAATAAATCCACTACCTTGGATGATATCATTTTTCCATTCTGTTTTACACATGTCTAATGCTTTTTCAATTATATCACGTTTTGTAACTTTACCTATAATAGGACCAACATGATCTGTAATTGTTTCAATACCCCATTGTATACTTCGGCATCCACTTTCGTGTATCATTGAAATCATTTCATGTTTTTGATATAACAAATCTAGTCTTCCGAAACCACTCCATGTAATTTTAAATGGTAGATCAGTAAACACTCTATGAATCATACTCATTTTTTTGATATTTTCATTGAGTTGATAATCAGTAATCATGTAGTGCTGTGTACCAAAACGTTCATAATTTTCTATTAGTACATCTCGCAAATGTGTTTCGTCTAGGGTCCAACTGTTTACTGCTTTTTTAGGGTAGTCACAAAAAGCACAATTAAAAGGGCAACCTCTGCTAATTTCTAGTGGAAGTGCTTCGTGTGGAAATATGTGATCATCATCTGTCCAATGAATTTTGCTAAATTTAAATTCTGTTTCGGTCATACTTCCGTAATCTAATTCAGATTTAATTGTATTTGATTTTGGAAACTGTTCCATTATTCCTAATACACTTTTATCTGCCATACCTCCTACCCATAAGTCTACCATAGGATACTTCTTTTGTAAAGCACGTTTTTGTGCTACTTTTTGCCCACCAACTACAATTTTTAACTGAGGAAATTTTTGTTTTGCATAATCAAACCATTCTGTAATTTCTTCTGGCGGAAACGGAAAGTATACATTCCACATTACACTTTTACGTGTTCTACTATCAGCACTCCAATGTGTTTTCCAATCCTCAGGCATAAGTGTACTAAAATGTGTACTACTGAATCCTAAAAATTTTGTGTCATTGCTTACATATAAATCTATTGCACGTTGAAATCGTTGTGCGTCAAAATGACTAAAAAAATCTAATACTTTGACTTTGTAGCCTATTTCACGTAATCTACTGGCAACTGTATAGGCGCCTGCATCTCGACCCCAACCAATGCTTCCGTTACATTCAGTAAAAATTATTGCATCGTATTTCATAATTTTTTAATTACTATACAGTTTTCTTCATTTGTTTCTGTTGAAAACCAATGAGAATCTTTTATAAATCCAGCAGTAGTATAAGTATTAATTGATTGCTTTCTCGGTATGCTCCAACAAATTTTTGTGTTTTCTTCTTTGCTTTTATCAATTGTTGCTTTTAAAAGTTCAATACCTATACCATTTTTTCTGTATTCTGGAAGAACAAATAGTCCCCTCGATCTATAATGAAATCTACTTGTTGCATGACCGCTGTTAACTCCAAGCAATTTATTTTTATCAAAATATCCAAAGTAAGTCACTTCATACATTTCTCTTATTGCTGGATATGGATCATCATTATAACGCATTGTGCTATGTGTATCAATTTCTCTATTAGGCCACAACTGTTTCCACAGTTCACATACTTCAGTAAATGATATTTGTTTAATCAACTTTGATCTCCAACAACTATATGTTTAGGAACAAGGTATTGATAAACTTTAAAATAACTTTGATTAAATGTATTACCACTTGCACCCATTCCGCTATGTGGCATTTCTCTTGGTACGCTCAAAGGCCTATTAACCATAATAGTTCCCCATTTTGCATATTGACTAACATGCCTCTGTACAGACAAATCATTTGTATATAAATGTAAACCTAATCTATTTTCATAGGTGTTTATTTGTTTTATTAACACATCTAAATCATTATAAGTAGATATTGTAGCAGTAGGATTAAAATGATCTAAATTACTAGGCTCTCCAACAGACACACCTGGTATAGATGCAAAATAACCTAAATGCTCTTCTTTACAAAAAATATGTTTTGCTGCTGTGCAATCTTGTCCATTATTATATCTAATACTCCAAGTAAGGCTTTCTTGTATCCATTGTAAATTACCATCAGCAACAATTGCTATACTCGCACCACCTACATCTGCATTTACATCATTATGATTGGATTTAAAATAATCTGCTGTTTTTTTGCTGCCTGTTATATCTATAAAATCATATTTGCAAAAATCTATATCATCTACAATATCTATATCATTTAAAACAAAAGGTACACTACCAACATTATCCTTGTTTAATTTTAAATCTATTGTGCAACCTGCTGCTAATGCCGGTGCTACTTTCCATAGCGCAATAATTAGCGGATAATTTTTTGGTATCACACCAAGACAATGTCCTTTAGGCTCCCACCGCATACTACTTGTACAACCTTTAAAATATTCATTTTGAGGGAATGAAATTAGGTTTCTACTAACACCAGCATAGAATCTACACAAATCTACACAAATATCAATTAAAACATTTGGCTCAAGTTCTTTAATTTTTTCTTTGTTATCTTCTATACGTTTTGCTAATGCAAGTAGTTTAGATTGTTTATCTTCAGGCTTCATGGTGTTATAGTTATATCCTTAACTTTATAAGGTTGTTTCAAAACCCAATCTATAACATCTACACAATACTCTAACGTCATCTTTGGTTCTGTAACATCTGCTACACGTTCGCTATCAAAATAACCAAATCTTATACAAGTTGTATTAATTCCTTGATAATACAATTGTTCATTTGCTTTGTCTAATGCATTTTTTTCTATAGCGTATACATGCGGTTTCTTTTTGTTTCCGTCGCCTGAATTTGAACTTATATTAATGATACGTTTATTTAGATCTGCTGCTTCGTACAAGTAATAAACTT